TACTGCCATCGTCGGTTTCCACGCTGACAATCTGAGTGTCGATTGCGTGACCACCGCGTGATCTGTCTTCGTCAAGTTTCTCTTCGATAGACTCGACAATGTTATTCCTTGCTTGATCCAAGCCTGTGCCCTTCACATAGCACACAAGCTGATAGTCAATCGTGCCGAACCGCTGAGTCATGCTCCCACCCACGGTTCCGTCTTCCCTGTTTTCGTTTGTCGTTCTGACCAACACCGCTGGATATTGCGCGTTGCTTAACTTGTCAAAATCAAACGGTTCGCGGGTCACGAACTTGATGTCTGTTGGCGTGGTCACTGCTTGTAGCGTAGTAACCAGATTGCCTGCGATGTTCTCCCTCACGCTCACTTGCCGATCTCCTTACGGAATAACGCCGCCAAGCGATCTTCTTCTTTTGCGTTAAACCCAAAAAACGGCCTTGTGCGGTCGTTAAATGCCGCTTTTTTCGCCGCCTCTGGATTGTCGAAGTAGATTTCTGCTGTGCGGCTGTTAGAGCGACGAACCTGAATCGACCGAATCATCTGGCCGGTGTTGAACAAGTCCACAGGGATAGATGGCTTTCCCTCACTAGCGAGTTGAGATATGTACGCGGGTGTGTACGCCTTGAAAGGCCCGTCTACACCCTCGCCCACTTTGGTGCGCTGAAGGATGATCTGCTTGCCAAGAGAGCCGACGCGACTGATCGCCTTATCTATGCCTCGCTTAATGTCGCGCTGCTCTTGCTTCGTTATCTTTGCAACGTCGCGTGGCTTCATCGTTACCTGAAGGCCGAGAGTCATCGTGTTAGCCGTCCATAGGACACAATGCCGCGCTCATCGTCTTCAATGGTGCCGCTGTTGTCATCGTCGTACTCAACACCGTCAGCGAATACAGCAACCAACTCCTCGTTGTATCGCTGTTGGTAGAACGTAATCATGTTCAGGAATCGGTCATCCTGTACCCAGTTCGTGAGTTGGGGGAGAGCGAACTTCCACAACACCAGATAGGCGTTGCATCGAGTCCACTGGGAATCTGTCAGATAGGCCGGAACCATCTCGCCTGGGATCTGTTTCTTGTACCACCACTCATTGCGGATAGTACGGGTCAGGTCGGTCTGTGCCTTCGCGTGTTCAGTTGCGAATGATGTGATGCCAAAGTCCAAGATGTCGGGGACAAGGGCTACCAGATCGGAGTCTTGAGAAAATGCCATGTTATGCCCCTACCATTTGACCAAATCTGACCAATAGGCCGCTGATGCTGTTTTGTCTTTGCGCCCTGCTGCTATCTGCTTGGCGAATCTGGCCTTGAACGATCTACGCTTGGCCTTGTCTGCTTCACTCTCACCCTTTCTCGGTGGTTTGTTCTCTGCACCCTGCAAGCCAAAACGGATCAGACGAACCTTGTCGCCCTGCTTTGCCAATACTGCATGGCTCTTGTCTGGATGCTTGGGCGTCCGCTTGGGCTTGTTGTAGCCCTCGAACCGTTCGCCACGGTATGTGATAGCCAAAAGAACCTCCAAAAAAAGGGACGGCCCCACCCCAAGGAAAGGGAGGAGCGAGGCCATCCAAACGCTTAGAGTGCTGCGTCGAACAGCATCTCAACACCATATGAGTCATCAAGCTCACCCACGCCGTAGATGGCAGTGGCGTTAAGCTCAAAGGCTCGCAGTGATGCGTCACGTTGCGCTTCGATTTGGAAGTCACGCTTCATAGCGATTGCCAAGGCTTCGCGTGAGAAGACAGCGCCTTTCGCGTCATCATTGCCATCAACAGATACGTTTGCAGACTCGTAAACGTCGATGCCAGCGATAGTTCCAACGTAAGCGTTAACCATAGCCGTGTTCTGCGCGTCACCACCGTTGGGGTTAGCGAAGGTATTGGTCAGGTTGGCTTTCAGTTGATACGCCTGGAAAGGGTTCACAACAGCGAAGATTTCGCCCTGTGCCTTTGCGTTACGCAAGGTAGCAGCGGCCTTGAACAGATCAGCAACAGTGATCTCTTGACCAGCAGCGCCCAAGGCAGTGCTGAATCCGTCGAACAATGCGATCAGGTCAACGTCCATCTTCGTGGCGATAGCGTTACCCAGTACCGTACCCAACTCCTCAGCAGGGTTGCCAGCGCCCATTGCAGCCAAGTCAGTCAATACTACTTGTGCGCCCACCTCACCAACGGTGATTGAGACGGAAGAGGTAGAGACAGTCGTGCTGCTCATGTCGGTGCCTTCGGTCAGGTCAGCGGCAGTGATCGCAGGGTACTTAGGCACCTGGATCGTCTTGCCAGCTTCGTCGCCGATGTTGTACTGAGTAACCAATCCCATCATCAGGGATTCTTCTTCAGCGGTGAATCGTGCCTGTGCGATGATATTCGCAAACAGGTCATCAAGGGTTGTGCTAGTTGAAGCAGCCATATTAGTAGTCCTATGTCAGAGTGGTTTATTTGGCTTTTTTCTTGAGCGCACGAAAGGCTTCTCGCCCTCCATCGTTCCAGTTGTCTACCATGTCAGCCACAGATATAGGCTTCTGCGTGGAGCCACCAGCCATCCCCTGAGTGCCAGCGCCACCTTGGGAGGCTCTGACGAAATGCGGGTTAGCCGTAAGAAAGTCACCCACCAACTCATCAACTGAGAGGGGGTCGGCTTTGTCGTTGTATCTGACCGCGCCGTTATCGTCTAAGACTTCAACCGAACCATCGTCGGAGAGTTTCACACGGTTGCGTAGCAGTTGCGATACCTGCTCAGAATCTACAGCGTTGTGCCTGCTTGCTGCTGTCAGTAACGCACCGTCTATCTTGGTGGTTTCCAACGCCATCCGCATGGCGGCAATCTCAAGATCCTTCTTTTCGACAGTCTGCTTTAATACCGACTCGAACTCGCCTTTTTCCTTTTGGCGTTCTATGTTCGCCTGTTCACGCTCAAGCATGATCTGGCGAGCTTCGTTGATGTCGATACCTTCTAGCTGTTTGTCGTGCTTACGTTTCTCCCTTGCGACTCTATCCGCAACAATGCGATCAAGCTCCTCTTGGGTAAACGTCTTGCTTTCCTGAACTTCAGTCTGTTGTGCCGGTTCAGTGTCGGCAGCTTCTTCCATGATTTCGTCGCTCATGTGCGAACCTCTTTCGAGTGGGTGGGATTATACCAGCTTCACAGGATTGTCAATAGCTGGCGGCTAGTTTCTATTGGTCTTCCTTCGGCCCTTCATTGGCTTCTTCTTTTTCTTCTTGGTCTTGTTGTTCCCGTAGTGGTACGGCATCTTTCTTTCCTCGCTTCTTTTTGGGTAAAGGCAGCAGAACATCCACAATTCCATAAAGGTCATCAAATTCCAGCTTCTCGTCCTCTGGTGCAGCCGCCGCCAATGGCTCCAACAGTTCACGAATCGCGGGTGGTATTGGCCGTCTAGCGACCAGATTCTTGGCTCGGTCTAATTCTTTGGACATGTTATTCCTCGACTATCGGTAACCATTGATGGCGGCAGTTATAGCCACCTCTGACAATAAAAGGGTCGCCAGGGGCTTTGCCTGCCCAGCTTCCCTCCCAAATCTTCTTGATTTCGTCGGTGGTGTATTCCTTTCCGACGTGCTTTTTGCAGAACTCACGGCTGTCTCTAATGATGTCGCCGTAGTATTCAAACGTGTCGATGCCCTGCTCGTTGGCCGTGGTGACTGTTAACGTCGCCGAATACTGATTGAGCGAATCCGTTGCATAACCTGTCGCATAACGCCGAAGATTATTACCAAGGCGGTCTGAAGCATAAACACTGTGGAGTCGATCAACCGCCGCCTGTTGTCTGGCTCCAGTTGCGTTTTTAGCCACCTCCACCAACTGACGAATTTCTTCTTGATCGCTTGCTTGATAGATTCCATTGATCTGCCCTCTCACCTCTTGGATGAACTCGTCCTTGTTTCTGCCCGTCAATGCCGACTGATAGACACCATTCGCCAGAGTTTCGAGCTGTTGGTTGGCTAATGCCTCGAAGCCTTGGAAAGATAGCCGCTGAAGGCCCGCAATCGCCTCTGGCGCGACTCTGGTGAACTTGCCATAGGTATTCAGCATCCCCAGTTGCTCGGCTGCTACGGCCCTGTAGTCGCCCAGCATGTCCTGCACTTCTGCCAAATAGTCTTCTTCGAGAATCCGCCGCATTTCTGTCCGAGCGTTAACGGCCCACTCCACATCAAACATCGCCCCATCGGTAGACGGAGCGGTCTGTAGGTAGTTCGCCAGATCGTTCTCTGTGGTCTGCAAGAAGCCAGTGATCCGCTGTTGGTGCGAATCAGCCAGCCGCTCTAGGAACTCTGAATAATCGTCGGCTGCTGCCATTGCTACGCCTCAGTCTCCACTGGGAACTGGCCTAGAACCTGGGTTTGCCCTTCGATCTCTACATGGGATTGCGCCAGCTTGTCATCATCCAGCACAAGGTCTGCGATTTGCTTGTCGATCTCTTGGGTTAAGGTGATTGATCTCACGCCGCTGGCTTTCATCTGCTGCAAGAACATCAGTTCTTTGTCGTAATCACGGATGTCGAAGCTGTCGGGATAGAACACCTCAACGTCGGGCGTTACGTCCAGCCAGTTGCAAAAGTACGTCCACAAGTGTTCTTCGGCTAACTCCAGCAAATCGGCCTTCTCTGATAGCTTGGCGTTCAACATCTGGAACTCGGTCTGCATGGCAATCCCTGACATAGTTTTGGCATCTGTTCCCCGTACAGCGCCCATCTGGGCCATACGGTTGATAGCCTCCACCTTGTCCCTAATAGACTCGCGGATGCTGTTGATGTTCTGACCAGAAGGCTGCAACAGGTACGGCTGGACTGAGTTGTCCATGTCATCAGGTACGTTGATGACTGCCCCCGCTCCCGCACTCGCATCTGTGTCATATGTCTTCACAAGTGAGGGGTGGTTGCTGATGCGGATTAGCTGCTCGATCTCAGACAGTTCCGAATAGATTGCCTTCTGCATATAGGCGATGTCTGACAGGTCGCTCACCCCCACGCCACGGGTCACGCTGCGCTGTGCTGGCAGGTACACCGCTGGAATCTTGCCCAGTGGGTTGTCGATCTCGCTAATCATCTGTTCCTTGTCGCCGTCAGACTTCCACTGTTGAATCGTGTCCTTGCGCCAGATGCGATAGTAGCTCACCTTCGTTGTGGCGTTCTCACGATCTACAGCTTCACGCAGCTTCAAGTAGGTCAGTTCAAAGCGCCCTGATGGTGTGCGCTCCCACTTCCAATCAAATACGTTCTCAGGGGTAAACAGCGACAGGTAGGGGCGGATGTCTTGGTCTAGCTCTTCCGCTCGTGTCTGCGCGTTGGACTCTGGCTTATCAACAAGAATCCAGACGTGCCCGTAAACTGATGACCAGATTTGTGCCTGCTTCATAAAACTGTTGAGGCTCGCGCCATCAAGGTCAGCATCTTTCAGTGCAGCATCCAGTGCTGGATTTCCTGCCAGCGAGTTAAACACCCGAACGGGGGGAGTGCGCCACAAGAACGAACTGTAAATGTGGACTACGTTGCGGCAATGATTGTCAATCGGAGTCAGTTGAATGCGCCGAGCGTATTCGTTCTCCGACTCGTTCAGATAGCCGGTCAGGTAGTTGCCTGCCTGATACTCCTCGCCTCCAAGGTATGAGCGCACATATAACTCCCACCTGTTTTCATTGGCATCGTAATCTGGATGTTGGTACTCGATATTGCTGGCCACTAGCTCCACCTCACTGGTTGTTCGATCTCTCGTTGTTTCCTGATTGGGTACAGGTATTCAACCAGATACCCCAGTGCGTCATTCATGTGGTCGTAGCCATCGTCCTTGTTGGGCTGGCTCGTTCCTTCCTTGTAGGTCTGTCGTTCTAGCGAAGCGATGGTCTGCTTGCACTTGGGATCAACAAACAGCTTCCGAGCGCCACTGGTAGACCGGAGCCTACTGTTGACGCTGTTGATTCTGTCCCTGATTGCGGGGTGACTGTTTCGCACCTTCACCGCAAAACCTGCGTTCTGGAGGATTGATAGGTCTGTCCTCCCTCCCGCGCTGGTCTTTCTTTGCTTGCTTGCTGGGTCTGGGTAGATCGTTATGCGTCTGTCCCCATACCTCTGCTTGATCTCGTCCACCATCTCATCGGTATTACTGCCATAGATGACAATCTCATCAATCACCTGAATAAGATCGGCCTCCCTCACACAGATTGCCGCGCTCATCGGGTCAAGGTTAAAGTCCATGCCAATGTGTAGCTCGTCGTTTAAGTAGCCCTTGCGAACACTTTGCTCTCGGTCAAATGCGTAATAAATGATGCCCTGGTAATTGACGAACTGGGCACGATACTCTTGGTCAAATGTCCTCTCGTCTAGGTCATTACGCGCTGCCTCGACCTCTGCCTTGTCAACATTACCGCCTTCGATGGTCGTATATTGGAAGGCTTGCCAGCCCTCCTCTGCATCCGCGCCTCGCGTCCATATATCATAAAAATGGTTGCGTCCTTTCGGCGTGCCAATAAATAGCGCAGAGCCTAACCTATCAGACAACGATGGACGAATGACCTCATACCAAGCCTCTGGCCTCATGTCTGCGAACTCATCCATCACAACAAAGTCGAGCGCCCTCCCTCTCAGATTGTCCGGCTTTTCTGCTCCCTTGAGCGATATAGTCGAACCGTTCTTGAGGGTTAGCGACAAAGCAGTCTCATTGCGCTTGCCCACATACCCGTCAGGGAGCGCATCGTTCAGCATCTCCCAAGCAATCTCTTTCGCAGCCTTGTAGGTTGGCGCTACATACCAGCAGTTTCTACTCTTCTCTGCTAACGCTGCTCTCAGCAGTTCATGGGTAGACAAGAATGTCTTACCGAACCGTCTCCCAGCGACAACAGCCCTGAAGCGTGAGTCACTGAAAAAGATGTCATCCTGGGGCTTAGTTAGCCTCACCTGCCCGCTCAATAACGATTGGTGGCAGATCTTGTGCATCAGGCTCCGGCTGATCTGCCTGCCCAAGCCAGTTCTTTCCTAGCCACACAAGCATGGTGGAATTGCCATCCATTGCGGCGGTGAACTGCCTACGTCTGAGGCTCATTTTGCCCCCGCTCGCCTTTTGCTTGAAATAATCCGAAAAACCACACC